TGCACATACAGGTTCGAGCTAATTCTTGCACTTATCGACGGTCAAGCAATACATTGGCCAAGGGAGTCATTCTTGTGTAAAATTATAGTTGAATCCCTGAAGATCACCAGAACACAGCGTCAAGAGATATCCGCACTTCATAAGCTTATATTTTACGCTGAAGTGAATGCAGAAGCTGGAGTCAACAAATTCTTGAAACGAGTTCACACACCCAGGGCGGTGGACCCAATTGCTGTCCGAAACATAACAAGGCATGCCAAACAGCTGTTCCTAATATCGTATTTTCGCAGGCACAAAACACTACCTAACATTATAGGTCCTCAACCAAAGGTGAAACTGATAGAGTTGTACATGATGAAGGGTGATCACCAGACCATCGAGTCACTACCCCTCAGTTGGTGGGATGAAGTAAAGATATTCGACTGCATGGACAATACGCTCACCACTGATCCATTGGAATTTGCAAAGGACAAAGGTGCACTGAAAAATAAGATCTCCTTTGGACCTGGAGATAGTCGTAAAGAACTCCTCCAGATAATAGAACGGGAAAACTATGAACTGAAGGATTTCTTTTCAACAAGAGTCATTCGACCACTTCCCAAGTCAGTGTACCGTACGACTCAATTACTAGAGCCAGAAACTATAAAGGATCCTGCCAGACTGATAGAGAAAGAACGGGAACAAAAATGGGAAGCTAGACTCTTTGCAAACGGGGAACTCGAAAATAAGCACTCACTGAGCCTAGTGGCAGCTAAGATGAAGAAAGCCCTTTCTTATTTTGATGAACAATTGATGACACCCAGTGATCGGAAGAGAAAAGCATTGATACATAATGCAGCACGAGAGCTAGCATTTCCAGAAAATTACTCACTCCTCCTTGACATAGAGGGACATAATCAATCCATGCAGCACAGCAATACTGCAGAACTCTGCGAGTTTGTTGGGAATCTATTTGGCTATGAAGGCTGGGGAGATCTACCTCATTATTTTTCCCAACTAACTGTATATCATTATGATGAATACGAAGACAATGCACTGGTTTCACACGGACAGCTAGGGGGTATCGAAGGTTGGCTGAATCCACTATGGACCCTCCACACCACACTTATGATGAAATTATTAAGGATAATGACAGACTTGGAATTGAAAACGATCATGGTTTACTCTGACGATGTGAATGCTATATTAAGGATACCACAGGCATCGGAACCTATGGTGCAATCCGTGTTCCAGAAAATAATGAAACATTGTTCAAAATTTGGGATGACAATCAAATATTCCCAGACAACGCTTTCCAAACACCGTATTACCATGCTCAGACAACATTATGCAGACGGTATCAGAGCAGACTCTAGCTTGAAGAGGCTAATATCCATGAGTGCTGGTAACAATCCTATGCTGGTGTCAGATGAAGTTGAAGTTGCAGGGATCTGCTCTGCATCTTCATCTGCCTTGGAATTGAGTAATCATAACGAAGCATGCGCATACTTGAAGAATTATAAGATGGGCTTATTGCTTGTAAGGTTACCCCAGATGATCCTGTCGAGACCCCAAGAAGGCAGCATGATCTCCCATGAAGAATTGCCAAAAAAAGTGGTGAATATATTATACAATGTCAAGCAGGAAGTAAGCGGAATAATTTTAGATGGGACAACAGATCTTCATGAAGGGGCAGTTAATGACATTGCGAACTACCTCGGTAGACACCCAAGAGAGATTAATCAGGCAGCCATGGAGCAGGCTCTAGTAGGAGTATATGGTGTCGGAATCACAGAGGAGAGGATGGTAGACAATGCTGACCGTGTTCTATATTTGCAGGTCTATGACGAATTTTTGCAAGATTTACTCTTTTTCTGGGCATATATGCCGACCGGGATAGGTGGCCTAGGTGGCTCCCTCCACCTTAATCTGATCTTGTCAGGCCATAGTGTTGGTTTTTCTAAATCTGTGCACTATCTCCACAACTGGATATCGAATTACTCATCCAATAGGTTGTTCTTTTTCAGATACATGATGGTCTGTCTATCAGTCGACGAGAATATTGAGCGGAATATGCAGGAATCAAGGTTAGCAAGTTCAACTTGGCCCAATGATAGTGTGATAACCCCAGCAAATACAAGCATACAACAATCCATAAAGAGTCTCGTCAGGAGGATCACAGTGAATCGAGCAGTTCACAAGATGTTTGAACTATCGGATGACAAAGAACGGCTTGCAAATGTCATGGTCAATATATTTAGGCACAACTTCCACTCCAGGGTTGTGCAATTCTACCACGAGAATACATCCATGCATTTTGTAGACCTGCTATTAAATAAAGTGGAAACAAGCTCTGGACTGTTGGTGAAAGTGAGACGTATTGATCGGCTTCGATCCTCTATGGCGCTACGTGCAATTGAGAATATAAGACTGTCTGCAATTACAAGTAGGACCTGCTATTTTCCAGTTGACGAAAGTACAGATATAATCGACTCTCTTTTACTTCGAAAGATGAACATGTTCCCAAAAGTGAAATTTGTCGATGTTGAAGAGGTGTTGTACGATGACAAATTAATAGAAGTGGATCGTAATGCGGCCTTGATAACAATAAGACGATGTGCCCCAACCCATTTTTTGAATGGCGTCAGAGTATTTGATGATCCTAAAGTCGGTAATGAAACACTGTATAAAGGTGAACTACTTGATGAACAACGGATGATTGGGCATAAAGAAGAACTCCTCGCTGCCAAACTTGTAGCAATCACTAAATGGTTCTTAACAAAATCCAATACATTAAGTCTGCTCTCAGAATTCCATGAAAAAGTGGATGTGATAATGGCATGTAATCTATCCCTTTCCACACTCACAAATCAACGATTTCACGAGCTTGTCAATTTTGCACCGACTGAGACGGGAGGGGAAATTCTACACAGAATACCGAACATACGATTTACGACATCGACGTACATACGTGCCGAATTAAATAGATCACTAAGATACACTTCAGAGTTGAATCAGAGATTGATGACTACTATGGATCTAGTTGACAGTAATCTCAACGTGGACTATGTACGGATGAGGCTACTAGTCGCAGCAATTATCAGAGATAAATATGGTAGCTTGAGACGGCTTGTTGTTAGGTACAATCTGTCAAATATGATAGGGATCAAGGATGTGCAGTTCATCGCACCAAAGATAACAAGCTTTACCGTAACAGAGCTGTTCAAATCATACAGTGAAAAGCAGGAGCACAAGTTATCAGAATTACGATTCAGATACTTGGCGCAGGCATACCTATATGAAGAGAACATGAGTGACTGGGCCCTAATGCCGAATCTAGGTCAAGCTAAAACTGCAGAAGAAATGGGTTATAATTATGTGACAGAAGTGATAATTAAGTATGCACATGAACTGGATAAAGATTACATGCTGGTGCACCCTCGGATCCTTAAAGTAGAACTGTGGGAGCCATTGATACGCAAGCTGGATACACTTGACCAGAATTGGCACAAAGACAATCCAACTGACCCTCTGATGGAAATAAGAGATCGACTGCTCTGTGGGTTGCAAGAGCGAGGGCGAGTAAGTCTTATTAATCCAAGGAATAAGATAGAAAGGGAGATCCAAAAACAATGCCTCGATGCCTTATACTCCACAAAGCCAATCGATAATGATCTGGACATAATCTCGAAAAGATATGGACAATTGAATAAGTCCCGCCGTCATTCGGCCAACCTCAATTTCCAGCTATCCAAGTATCAAGCTGCACTGACAACATTGGAAAACCACAAGCTCAAACTGGCTATATACCTCTTAGCAGAATATGTAATAACTTTCCACTTCAAAAGTGAGGTACAGTCAGGAGCAGTATCATTCAATGTCAGGGAGTCCCTTGACGAGCTGGTGGCTTATGGACCCTCTGCCATTTCGGCAATGATCATTGCACCGCATTTACAATTTCAGATTTTGGTGCTCGGGTACG